GTCTAGAACAATTGGTTTATCTGGACTCTTTGGGTCAAAGACCGCAGTTTCCAGAAGTTCAGCCTCGACTCTGTTCGCGGTAGAAATCTCTTCCTTACGCTTACGAAGTGCTTCTGCATTTTCTTTTGTTGCTTGTTCCTGTGCACGCCCTGTTGCGTCCAAAGGACTAGTTGCTTTATTTGCCACGATGTATTTCTCCTTGTGTTTGTTTTGTTAATTTTTGTGGTGGAAGAGTCCCAAAGAAGGAGTATGGGACTCTTCCGACCAATGCTTATTTAATTAAGCGGTGAAGACCTTGCAAATTGCCTGGTCTGTAATAACGCCAAGACCCCAAATTGCATACCAAGCAAGAGCGTGCTCACGACCGAAGTCAAGAACGCCACCATTGCGAAGTTCAACTGGAAGGGAAATTGCGTGACCAAATGCGTTGTCACCAATCATGATTGATTCGTAAACAGTTGTATCTGCTGCAACAGTTCCGCCAGCACCACCTGCAGGGTTTGGTGAAGATGAACCTGTTGGGTTTCCACCTGAACCTGGGTTTGTGTTTGCCTTTACTGGAACTTCAGTCTGGTCAGCAGGTGCACCAACACGAGGAGTCTCATTAATAACTGATGCTGCTGCATAAGACTTAACCTGAGTTGTTTCGATGAATACTACGTCGTATAGACGACCGATTTCACCTAGCATGAAGTTTCCTGGAGCAGCGTACTTTGTAACTTCGATGAACTCCTGGGTTCGAACGAATATCACGTGACTGCTTTGGATTGATGAACATTACGTATGTCTCACCTAAGCGAGGAATGTTCTTTGACGCAAGTGTAAGTGCAGCATCTTTTACAGAACCAGTAGTCAACTTGTGGTTGGCTGTGAGGGTTGCGATAGATGTTGCTGGTGTGCCTTCGTCGTAGTTTGTAAATGCTCCACCTGCGATGGCTGAGCGGTCGTAACCAAATACTGCAGATGTAGCAGCACCTAGTGTGTTACGAGCCTGTACGTCAAGGTACTGTGCCATGTGGCGACCTAGAAGACGTGAAGATGATGCCATAACGTCATCGAATGATGCGTTAAGAAGTAGTTCAGAAACTGCTACTGCGTAGCCGTGTTCTGCAACTGTGATTGCAATTTGTTCTGCTGTTAGAGCGTTTGTTGTTAGACGTACACCTTCTGTAAGTGGTGATGGGTCTACAGCAAAGTTCTTGTAACGTAGGAAGTTCACACGAAGACCAGGTGCTACACCTAGTTCAGTCTTCTTAACTGCAAACTGCTCGAAACGCAGAATTGGCATTGCTTGAAATAGAATTTCTTTAGACCAGATGGTCTGAATTGCTGTGGATAGGCTGGAGTTTGAACCACTATACGCGGTAGGTGCTCCTGCTAATTCACTGGTGCCTGTAATCGCTGATGCCATTTTGGTATCAGTCCTTTCTTATAGTTGGATAATTTAGTTTGTTTGGGCTTACCCGAACAGTCCCTTACCACGATTACCTGCTGCTTCGCCAAGTAGTTTGGCTCGTTGCTTCGCGTAATCCGCCAATGACATTTCCCGAATATTTTCGGGAGAGTACGAACGTTGTTCCGAATCGTTATCGAGAGGTCCTGACGCAGGAGACGTAATACGTGTTCCTGCCATTTCTCTGCGAGTAGACTGTAAAGCCTGCTGTGCAGAGTCGAGAATACGAGCAGATTTATCTTTCAATGACGCGATGCTCTGCTCGATTTCATCACGGTTGT